CTCTGGTACAGAAGACCTTGATTTCCACTTGGAAATCTGAATCTTTGTCAGTCCAAGCGTAAGCTTGGCATTAGAAACATCGTCCTTCAGGGCGGTGTAGTTCACTGTTTTGTCTTTAAATGTTGGGTCAAAATTATATTTTTCTTTTAAACCCGATGAAATTTTGCGTTTTGTATGTTCCGTTGGGATGTAACCACTTTGTATAGTCCCCCCCATCAAGCATATTTGTCAAAAGTCCCCCATTTTGAATTTTTCTATATTCCACAATTAGTCTACTTTCTTCATTCAATGCTATGGGTTCTGATTCAGTTTCTAAAAAAAATTGTAATAATTGGTTCGAGATCACTTTTTAAAAGTTCTAGTAAAATTTCTGTTTTAAAGGGGTTTGATAAATTGTTTCTCTTCACTTCTTGCATGTGTTGGTATGGTCTATTTTCTCTACCTTTACCAATGTAAAATAGTTCATTATTTAATGGGTTCACGAGACCATATACAATATATTTTAATTTTTTCATTTTAATGTATCCTTTTAATAATTGTTTTCCTATTAATATTTATAACATTTAAAATAACAAAAATTATAAATAAATAAAAGAAAATAGGATTTTCAAAATGATTGTTAGAGTTAAACCAAAAATAGATAATCAATTAAAAAAACTTTTTGATAGATTATTATCAACATCAGATAAAACTCTTCCATTACATTTTAAATTCATTAAAAATATGACCCCAGACCTCAGAGAACAGTTTATGGAATATTTTTCATATTCTAATAATTATGACTTAAAAGAATACAATCTTCTTAAAAATAAATTTAAAAATAATGAAAAATTATTTTTAGATGGTATATTAGATATTGTTATGGATTTTAAGGACAGTGAGGTATGGAAAAATGATCATCTTAAAAATGTAAGAGGCATTTATTTAGGTTCTATGTATCAAATAAGATATAGAAACTATCAACACGATCCATTTCCACTTGCTATATTTTTGAATACCTATGATGCACAACATCAGAATTTTCAAGCGATTAATTTACATTATTTTGTCCCTCAATTTAGGAAATACTTTGTAGAACAAATAATTACATTAAATAAACCGAGAATTATAGCTGGACAAGAACCAATATTAACATTACAAATGACAAATAAACTAATTCCACATTTAGGAATAGCATTTAGAAATTATAAAGCTTCAGAAATAAAAGTTGTTGAAAAGATAAATCCTTCTAGATGGCAAACATACCTGGAAATAGATAAAAGAAAAGTAACTTTTTAAAATAGTTTTAATATTCATTAATACTGAAAATTTCTTTAACACAGTAATAAATAGATTAAAGAAAAGTATTAAAGGATATTATTATGAGATTGATTTCATTATTATTGGGTAAGAGAGCACAAAATAGAAACAACAATTCAAATAACTCTCACGACTCATATTCGCAAGAAGTAAAAAGATGTTTGGTTGAATATAAACTTAAAAAAGAAGAATATGATTTGTTTGCGGTACTTTATTATCAAGGATATACATCATATAGAGATTTTTTTAATTTTGTTTTTAATAATAATATTACTAAAATGAGAGAAATAGTTTCGAGAGCAACAGAAAAAGCTGAAGATGGTTGTAATATTGACTTTACTTTTATTAGATTTTATAATGATAAAATAAACTATATTGATATACCGTTTGATGTTTTTACTGATAAAAAAAATATGAAGATGTCGGTGAGAAATACAAAACTGTGGAATAAAGAAAATATTAAAAGATTATTAGTTAATAACCAAAATCTTAGAAATTTTGATGCTGTTTTGTTAAAAGAAGCTATTGAAAAATTCAGAAAAGAACATTTTATAGGGTAAATCGTAAATGATAAAATTAAAAGATCCTAACCTCACTGACGCCTCAAGTTTAAGAACTGACCAAAAATTTCTTGTTAATTTAGTTGATAAACTGAGTGGACAAGGCTTAGATGATATTGCGTTAAGAAAAGCTATAGAAAGAGCAGCAACACCAAAAGATTTAGAAAATGTTTTAAAAACTTTAAAACTGACAGCCACAAACAGTGCCAATTATGTTAATGAACTTAAAAAAGAAATTAATACCATAAGCGACACTCTTGCGAGTGATTCATCAGGAAAAGGCTTTACTAACTTTATTAAAGAATTATCAAAAGAAAGAGAATCTTCTAATAAAAATAATGATGTCAAAATTGATAGTGATGCACTTTTAAAATTTATTAAAAAAAATGATTCAAAAAAATCAGCAACACAAAATGTTACAGTTGAAAATAAAAAAGACATCGACATATCTCTAGACTATTTACAAAATGAAGCGGATGATGATAGTAAAGGACTTGCAGCAACCATAAGTAAATATTATACGATTGAAAGCAACCAATTAGTTGAAACAGATAACCATGATGTAACAGATTTGTTGATGGAAATTAATAAAGGTAATTTTATTGATGCTTTAATAAAAGAGCAACAGGATTTAGAATTAATAGCTGTTAAAGAACAAAAGCATGTAGCGACTTTAGCTGAAAGCGCAAAAAATGGTGATGAAGCGGATGTAAAAGCTTATATATTAGCTACAGAGACTCAGGTCTCTATTAATAAGAGTCTTAGTGCTGTGAAAGCAGTGTTAGAAAAAACACAAACAGTTATTGAAACAAACAAGGGTGCTGTAAAAGGTTCTGTTGTCAAAAAAGTTAATAACGTTGTTGCAACTAATAAATCTAATGATCTAGATGCTGAGGCATCGAAAGGAAAAAAAGCTTTTGATATTTTACACCAAGGTACCGAAAGTTTTCAAAAATCTATAGACGCTGTAGGAACAAGTTTAGATGATATGTCGAATGCATTTAAAGCCACAGGACAAGAACTTAGTGGTTTGGAAGGTACAGGACAGTATATAGATGGTTTTGGTAAATTAATAGGTGCATTAACAAGTGGACCTGTAGCAATATTTGGTGCGGCACTAGGTATAGCTGCATTAGCTATTAAAGGTTACTCTGACCAATTAAATATCGCTAGAGAAATTAATGGTGGTCAGAGTATGGTAGCTGATTTACAAAAAATGCATATAAAAACATTAATGGATCCTGCACAACTAAAAAAACTTTCAGATGATTTATCATCAAATTTCAATAGTACATTTGGTGGTAATAAAAAAGATCTGGAGAAAATTGCAGTAAAACAACGATTAACAGATAGAGTTATGGGTAAAGAATATTCTGAGATGCAAATAGAGTCTGTTAATGCTTTATTAACATCATTTGAATCAACAAGTGTTACTGGAATGATGGATGAATTACAAGCTAGTACAAACGCATTAGCAAAAACTATGGGAGTATCAAATAAATTTGCATTAGAACAAATAAAAGCTATTCATGAAAATACAAAAGAAATGACAAAAAAGATGGATAAAGGTATGAAAAAATCCATAGAGAAAGAATTTGCATCAATGGAAGCTGGATTAAGGGCTATTGGATTGGGTACTGATGAAATAACAGAATTGAGAGAACAATCTGTAAATCAATTATCAACAAGAGAAGGGGCACAACAACTAACACTGCAAACTTTGACTATGAGATCAGATCCAGCAATGATGAAAGCCCTTGATGAAATGGCAAAAGCAACTGGAGCCGGCTCTGCAGATAAAATATTAACTGCTATGAACAGTTTAAATGCGGCTGGAGGGGATAGTAAAAAAGCTGCTATTCTTCTTGCTGCAGAAATGAAAATATCTCAAACTGAAGCAGCAGCATATTTGGTTAAAGCATCAACGGCTTCAAATGCAGCTATTAATAAAGTTGCTACGAAAGCACAAAAAGATGGTGACATTACAAGGGTTACTTTGATTGAACAAACTGGGGCACAACTTAATGGTTATATTGGTGAATCGTTACAGGCAGCAGATGCAAGTAAAAAAATAAGTGATGGTATTAAACAACATAAAGAAAGAGATAAAGGTGAAAGTGCTACTGCAGATTTAAATAAAATATTGGTTGCTATGGGTGCTACAACAGTTGAAACTAAAGCTGGAAAGATTAATGAGTTGTACTTAAGTGCATCTAAAGAGCAAAAAGCACAAATGGATGAATTTATGAAAGCAGCTATTGCTAATGGTTCTTCTAAAGAGATGGCTAAAGAAGATGCATTAAAATATGTAATGGCCGACCAAATAAAAGCACAGGCTGGTAAAGATAAAATTACTTTAGGCAATAAAACCATTGATATGACTGCCGTTAATAAAATGGATGCAACTAAATTAACAGAAAAAACAGAAAATTTATCTGCAGTTGGTTTGGAAATAACCACAGATAATGCTGAAAGATTGGGTGTTACAGCCAAATATGCAATACAAAATGAGGTTATGGGTCTCGTTAATGCTTCACTTGGAGTATTTAATGATTTGTTAAATTTTGCTACGAATAATTTTAAAGTTTTAGCTCTAGTTGCTGCAGGATTAGCAGTATTAATGGCTGTAAAAGGACCATTGGGTAGTGGTCTTGGATTATTTGGTAAGGGGTTACTTGGTGCATCTAATTCTACTGCGAAAGCATCAACAAATTTAACAGGTGGTTTAGCTAAAGCATCTACATTTATGTTTAGTGGTATAAAAGATGGTATTAAAAAGTTTTCATTATCTGGTATAACAGATAAAATAAGCGGTGTTCTTGGTGGGTTAGTTACTAATGTTAAAAAAGGTATTGGGGCAATTGGCTCTCTGAATTTTAGTAAAATATGGGAAAATACGAAGAATGGTTTTAATAATATTCTCACTAGCGTAGGTAATGCTTTTTCAGGATTTAAAGATAAATTATCTAATTTTAAAACCAATTTCAAAACAAATTTAGCAGAAAAAAAAGCAGCCGGCGGTGGAATGTTTACATCTTTTGAAAGAGATGAAAGCGGAAAAATAAAAACGGGTGTTGATGGTAAAGGTATTAAAAAAACTGGTGGAATGTTTGGTAAACTCGCTGGTGGTATTAAAGGTCTAGCTGGTCCTGCTATTTTAGCGACAGCAGGCATGATAGCATTAGAAGGTGCAATGGATGGTTGGGGAAAAGCAAATGAATGGTTTACGGGCTCTCTAGAATCAACAGGCAATGCCATGAAACAGAATACTGCTGATTCTGAACTCCTTGCAAAATCAATAAATTCAAATGCAAAATGGAATGAAAAAACAAAACAATGGGAAGATGAAAAAGGTAATATTATAAAGAGTCAAGGGGATTTATTAACTGAAAATAGTTCTGCTGGTCTAGAATTAGCAAAATCTTTATCAAAAACAGGAAAGGCAATTTGGAACGGAACCAAATATGTGGATGAATTAGGTAGAACTATTGAACCTTCAGCAACATTAGCTCAAAAATCTGCATCAGCTGTTGGTGGTGCTTTAGAAGCACTGTCATTTGGTTTGTTAGATGGTCAATCAATGGCAAATAAAACAGCGGAAATATTTTCTTGGTTTGGTAAAAAGATGGATAAAGCTGGAATAACTGCAGGTTTTTCAGAAATTGGTTCCACATTGGCTACAATTGGAAAAGCTATATGGGATACCAGTATTATGTTTTATAAATTTTTATCTCCTGTTTTTGATGCATTGGTAACTGTATTTGGTGGGATTGTTAAATACATTAGTGGGTTTTTTAAAATAATTTCTGGTATTTTTACCGGAGATTTATCTAAAATTGGTGAAGGTATTAAAACTATTTTTTCTGGATTCTATGATATTATTACTGCACCATTCAAAATGATAGTTGGTTTTATTGATAAGATTTTTGGTACCGATTTAATGTCTGCTTTTGATGGACTGATAAGTAGTGTTAATAAAGTGTTTGGTGGTATTGTAGATTTAGTTCTTGCACCTTTTAAAGCTATTAAAGCTTATTTTACAGATCCCTCAGTAGGTTTATTGGCTGCATTTACAATGGCTTTTAAAGGTATTATTAGTGCAGTTGGTTCTATTTTTGGTGGTTTAACAGACATTATAAAAAAACCAATTATTGCTGCTATTGATTGGGTTAAATCATTTGTTCCATTTTCTAAGTCATCGTCTGAAGAGAAAAAAACGGATGTTGAAAAAATTCAACAAGTTGCATCAAGAGGTGATAAGAAAAAAGGAGATGCTTTAGCTAAAAAATTTGGTATAGATAGTATATGGGGACACAATAAAAAAGAGCTTGAAGACATTGTATCTAAAAACAAATTAGGTGTTCAAGATATAAAAAATTTAATAGCGTCCGACGAAACCTCAAGTGGTGAGAAAGATGAATTAGCTAAAATATTAAAAGTTAAAGAAAAAGCAGCTGTTCCTGTTGTTAAATCGAGTACTGTTCCAGGTGCTAAATCGGGTACTGTTCCAGGTGCTAAACCGGGTACTGTTCCAGGTGCTAAACCGGGTACTGTTCCAGGTGCTAAATTGGGTACTCCACTTCAACAACCAACACAAATTGCTACAACTATTAAACCAGCATCAACTGTTATGAAAGAACAAACAGTTGCAAAAACAAATACACCACCATTAACATTAAATGGTATATTAAGTCAATTAACAACTGTTCTTTCACAATTAGTTACTGCAATGAATGATAGTGCATCGCCATTTATCGTTAAACCAAGAGTAGCTCCTGCTCTTGCAGATGGAGGTTCTACTGGTGGTTTAGGGGATGTTTTTGCGCAAATGATTATGCCTGATACTTCTAAAGAAAAACCTGTTGCAACGGTAGGAACGGATGAATATGTTGTTAGTAAGGACATGATAAAATCATATATAGCAGCAAACAATACTGATAAATTACCACAAAAAGGTTTAAAAAAAACTACTACCAATAATCATTCAAGCTTACTTGGTGATATAAGTGAAAGTAAGTCAAATTCTGTTGGTACTTTAAATAAATTGGTTGATTTTAAAATAAAAAAAGGTTTATTCAGTAAACCTTTGGAAGTTGTTAATGATCCAATACCGGTTGTTAATGATCCAATACCTGTTGATAGTAAAACCTTACCTGCGAATATTAAAATTGAAACAGTGGGTTTTACAGATTCATTGAGTAAAGTATTTGATTCAAAAAATCTATTAACTGAAACCTTAAGTAAGCTTGGTACAACATTTAAAGATAATGTTGTGACACCAATTTCAAATTTTAGTGCTAAAATTGGTTCTAAATTTGGAAAATTAGTCTCAACCTTTAAAGAGACAACAGTGTTTAAAAAAGGAAAAGAAGCTGTTTCAAGTGTAATGAATTTTGGAAAAGATTTTTTATCAAATATTTCTGGATTTATTCATAAAGCTGAGACAGGAAAGGCCGCAGGAGATTATGCCGCTGCTAAAGATATTGGAGATGGTGCAGGAATTTCATTTGGATCATATCAATTAACTGAAAAATCTGGTGGTATTAAAGCATTTTTAAATGAAATGAGTAAGAGTGGTGATGCAAAAGCGACTGAACTAGCTAAACAATTTAATAAAGGTGGTACTGCATTTGGTGGTAATAAAAGTGAATTAACAGCATACCTTAAAAGTACCGGAGCATCAGACAAAGGTAAAAAAATACAAGATAAACTTTATTCTGAAAAATATTTAAAACCGGCATTAGAATTAGCAAAATCTAAAGGAATTACTGATAAAGCAGCAATAGCACAAATTGTAGATCACTCTGTAAATGCAGGTGTTGGTGGTGCTAAAAGAATGCTTAATAACACTAATGGTACTAGTGCTGAAGATGTTGCTAATGCGAGAAAAAAAGATTATAGAAGCCTTAAGAATTATGGTAAATATGGTAAAGGGTGGGAGAGTAGGGTTGATAATAATTTAACAACTTTCAAACAATTTCAAGGTCAGTCGGTAACATCTAAAGACTTAGAAACAAAAGTTGCATCAACACCACCATCAGGAAAAAATTTAATGGTTGCTACACAACAACCACAAAAAATTCAACCTAAACAACAAAATGGTATTGATAATAAACAAGCAAGTAGTATAGTTACCTCTTTAGAAACATTGAGTGATAAATCTAAAGATAAAAAAACAGTAGCTACAACTTCAACAGGAAAAAATATAATAGGTGGAGTTTTTGCAAATGGTGGAGAAATTCCACCTAAGAAAATATCTGTAGTTGGGGAACAAGGTCCGGAGTTAATAGCACCTATGGAATCTCTAGCTGCTCTTAATAAAAATGCATGGACTAAGTTTGGTGAAGCAGCAGGATTTAGTCAAGGTTCTGGATTTGATTTTGTTGGTCCTAACACTAAAGCAAGTTCAACAAATATTCCATCTGTTAGTGGTACATCAGGATTAAATTCGATGGCCGGTAATATTTCTAGTGGGTATATGAAACAAACAACAAATAATATTGTTGAAAAAACAACATCAGAAACAAAAAACATGGGATCAAAAATAAATAGACCAGAGAACACATTAGAAAGATTGGTTATGGAATTGATTGAAATAAATAAACAACAATTAGGTCATTTAGGATTAAATGCTAAAGAAGCTGTTAAAGCAAATATGATAGGACAAAAACAATACAAAACTTCTATTGATAGAGCAGATGTACTTAGACAAAAAGAAATAGCATTAGTTAAATCGGCTGGCGTTTAACATTTTTTGTATAAATAATTGAAAGAAAATGATTTCTTGTCTCTGTAATCTTCCAATCTTGAAGGATGAGATTTTCGACAGAATAGAATAAATTAAATAATAACAAAAAGGTAGATCTATGGAAATATTAAATGAAAATTTAAATCATTATTTAAATGAAAATAATAATTATAGTGTTATGAATGAAAGTGCTACACCAATGTGGATGACATATATGGATGCGTTTTCTCATTTTGTTGAACAGAGTGGAAAGAGAGTAGAAAGATACGAAACATATGAAGAAATGGATAGATATCCTGAAATTCACTTGGCATTGGATATTATATCAACTGAAATATTTGTATTTGATGCACACACTACATCACCATTTTTATTTGATACTGGTGGTAAAGTACCAGAGGCGAGTTTAACTAAATTAGTTAAACAATTTACTAATAAATTAAGATTAAAAGAAACTCTCCCATTTGCTGTAAGACAAGCATTAAAATTTGGTGATTCATTTTATTTTGTTGTAAAAGATAAAGAAAATAGAATGGCAGGATTAAGAAGAATTGAGAATAAAGATATTGATTTCATTGAGTATGATGAAGTTGGTATTGATCCCTTGAATTATTATATATCTAAGGGAAAAATTGATGATGCACAAATGGGAAGTTATTTACAATTTTTAAAATTTCAAAATTTAGAACTTGCTGCAAAGAATAAAACTGCTGGAATTGCAATAAATGAAGGGGAAGAATTTTATATTATTCCTAGAAGTAGTATGGTGAGATTTATGCATAAAGGACAAAATTCTAAATTTTTTCCATTTGGTGAAAGTTATTTGGAATCAATTTTTCCATATTGGAAAAAAGTTTCTTTATTGGAAGATTCACTTATTATTTACAGAATTGTAAGAGCACCTGAAAGAAGAGTTTTTTACATTGATGTTGGTAAAGCTCCTGCAAAAATTGCTGAAAAAGTTGTATCTCAAACTAAAGATGAAATTAAGAGAAGAAGAACTGCAGCTTCACAAGAAAATAAAGATATGGGAATAGCATCATCTTTTAATCCATTATCAATGCAAGAGGATTATTTCTTTGCACAAAGAGCTGATGGTAGAGGTTCAAGAGTTGAAACTTTGCCAGGCGCTTCAAATCTTGGAGAAATTTCAGATGTTAATTACTTTTATAAAAAACTTATTGCAGGTATGAGAGTTCCAGGTTCATATTTTAATACTGAAGCTCCGCCTACTTGGAATGATGGTAAGGTTGGAAGTGCTTTAGCAGAAGAAGCGAGATTTGGAAAATGGCTTACGGAGATTAGGGAACAATTTTTATGGGATTTTAAAGTATTATTTTTAGACTTTTTAAAAGAGAGAGGGGTTGTATTAAAAGAAGAAGATTTGGAAATGCAATGGAAAGAGTCTATTAATGTTGCTGAAAATCAAGAATTAGAAAAAATGATTCAAAGACAGTCTGTATTTACTGGATTCCCAATGGAACAATTCTCACCACAATATTTACAGAAAAAAGTATTGGGTTGGTCCGATGAAGAGATACAAGCAAATATGACTTCATTAGTTCAATGGCAGAAGTATAAAGATAATAATAATTTGGTATAACTTTAAAGAAAACAAAAAAATATAAGTAGTATATAAATAAATAGAAAAATAAAATAAATCTTTAAAAGGAGATATAAAATGGCAAATTGGTATAATGGAGATATTGGATATGCAGTAAAAGGCAGTGGAAGTGTGGACGCATTTCAAGAGTCTGAAGCAACTGGAGAATATTTTGGCGAAAGATCAGCAACAGGTTCTGGAGACACAGGAAAAGCAGAAGATGTTGAAAGTAAGTTAATTCATAGATTTAGATTAAAATTTGGTGTATTTAACAATATAGGACAACATGTAAAAACGATAACTAAACCAAATGTAACTTTTGCTGAAATTGAAGTACCGAAATTAAACAGTAAAGTTTATTTTGCAGGTAGAAAAACTCAAGATCAAACAACTGTTGAAGTGGATGATGCTATCGATAATAATGTTACTAAAGCTGTTCAAACACAGTTACAAAAACAAGCAAATTTTGATACAAATTATCATGCAAAAAGTGCAGCAGCATATTTTTTTAATATGACTGCGGAAGAACTAATTGGTGATGGTTCACCAATAATGGCATGGTATTATAATAAATGTGTTGTGATGACTTGTGATTTTGGAACATTGGATTATTCTGATGATGCTGGAACATCAACAATAAATTTAGGTATAAGATATGCCAATTTTACTACTTGGATGGGTGACTTAACTTCTGGAGTAGAAGAAGGTGATGATACTTACACTACTCCACCAGAAGCTGGCGGATTAGGTAATTAAAATAACTATCATTTTTGGTGAGATTTAATTCTCACCAATTTTTCTCTCTTAATATAACCCCCTTTTGTAAATCCTGTCTCAATTGAAATATACTTGAACTGTCATCTTGAACACATTTTGTAATCCTATCATATATTAATTTTTAGAGAAATAACTAAAATTGTTTTCTTGTCTCTATATCTCAGACAGACCCGAAGGATGTGGATTTTTGACAGAACACTATAAAACTGCTTTAAAACAAATAATTGTAATAAATAAGAAATGATATACTAATTTAATTAAAAATTGGATAAGTATTTTTCGCAAAAAACTTATAAAAAGGAGTCTATATGTCTAACCTAAGAAAAATGATAGATGCTATCGACAATGAAGATTTTAATGGAGCTAAATGTGCACTAAAAGCTTCATTGGCAGAGTATATGGCTGGAAAAAAATATCTATCGAACAAAGATATATTTGGTGATAGATACAATAATCCAAATGACGAAGAACAAGAACTTAAATTGGAATTGACTGAATCAATTGATGTTGGTGAAATGGCTGATAAAATATTTGCCATCTTTGATGCTGGTGATACCGCATCAAAAAAACTTTCGCTGAAGATTTGGGTCGATATTGAAAACGCTCTAGGTGATTCTAAAATAAATACTGGAGATGCAACACCAGAAGAGCTTATACAAAAATTGGGTGTTAATAACCCACATGTTATAGAAACATTATATACCAAATATGTTATGGGTAAGGGGGCATAAAATGTCACAATTATTAATTGAAACATTAAATCCTTCTGTTGCAAAGTTACAAGAATCAAAAACAGATGGTAAAAGTTGGTATTTAGATGGTATTTTTATGCAAGCAGAACAAAAGAATGGAAATGGCAGAATTTATCCAAAATCGGTACTTACTGAAGCTATTGATAAAATATCTGATAAAATGAGTGATGGATATACTGTTTTGGGTGAATTAGAACATCCAGAAGTATTAACTATAAATCTTAATAATGTTTCTCATATTATCGAGTCTTTAAGATGGGATGGAAACAATGTTATTGGTAGAGCAAAAATTTTAGATACCCCAAAAGGTGAGATTGTTAAAGCTTTAATGAAAGAAGGTATTAGACTTGGTGTATCATCAAGAGGTTCTGGTTCAACAAAGTATGATAATGATATTACTTTAGTTGAGTCTTTTAATCTAATTACGATTGATATTGTTGCTACACCAAGTGCTCCAGCAGCATTTCCAAATAGTTTACAAGAATCATTAAATTTGATATATAATAATCCAAAAATTGTTACATTAAGTGAAGCTGTTGTTGAAGATGCATCTGCTCAGAAATATTTTGCGCAGGAAATCAAGAACTTTTTGAATTCTGTAATAAATAAAAAGAAATAAACAAAAAGATTGTTAAAGGAGTAAAGTATGATGAAAGAAATCTTAAAACCATTATTAGAAAATGATGTGTTGTCTGATGATGTAAAAGAAGCTTTAGAAACTTCATTAACTGAAGCACTTGCAGCAAAAGAAAAAGCTGTAAGAGCGGAAGTTGAAGGGGTTGCTAGAACTAATTTTGAAGCTGCTAAAACTAAATTTGAAGAAACATATAAAATGTTAGAAGCAACATACAAAACAAGATTGGATGAAGCAAAATCAGAGATAACATTAGCTAAAAATGAAATTGAAGTGTTAGCAGAAAAAGTAGAAGAGTTGGAAACTAAACCATTTGTTAATGTATCTGAATCTGATATGACAGATGCTGAAACAACATTAACAGAAGAGTTAGAAGCAAAATATGAAGCTGCGTTTGATTTAGCAAAAGAAAAATTTAACAACACCTTTGAATTAGTTGTTGAATCAAATGCATCAGTAATTTCTGAATTAGAAATTAAATTAGATGAAGCTACTGAAATCATTGATACATTATCTAAAAAAGTTGCAGATTTAGAAGATAAATTGGATGAAACTGAAACAGAATTATCTGAAGCATTAGTTGAAGATAAAATTGCTGATGCAATTGCTACAACAGAAGAAAGAATGAGAGCAGAAGCTGCAGAAAAAATTGAAGCTATTAAAGAAAGTTTAGTTACATCTACTGAGATTTTCTTAGAACAAGAATTATCTGAAGTTAAAGCTGATAAAGATGAACTTATGAAAGAAACACAAGGTAGAGAATTATTAGAATCTATAAAAGGTTTAGTAAAACAATATTGGGATATTGATTCAGAAGTTGCAGAAGAAATTTTAGAAATGAAAAAAGAGTCAGAAGCAAAAGTTGAACAATATAAAGATATGTTGAAAAAAGAACATAAAAGATTAGAAGAATCTCAACAACAAGTTAATACTTTGAAAAAGAAAGTTATCGTTGAGTCTAAAAGCTCAGTTTTGTCAGCTGATAAAAAAGAAGCTTTAGAAAAATTAGCAGAAAATATTGATGCTGATAAACTTGAAACTAAGATTGATGCTTTAATGGAGTCGGTTATTGATACATTTAATGCTGGTTTTTCAAAAAAAGCTGTTGTCCCTGTGATTAATAAAAAAATAAATGATACATCATTATTAACTGAATCAGTTAATACAGCTATTAGTTCTGGTAATTCTGATATGAAACCATCTGATGAATTAGCAAATTTATTAGCTTTAGCAGGTGTTAAGTAAGGTTTAGATAAAAAATTCATAGAAATATGAGTTTTTTTCTTTAAAAGTGATAATTTTTTAATTATCAATATAAATAAAATTGAAATAATAAAAACAATAAGTTCTTTAAAGGAGATAACAACATGGCAAACGTACAACCAAAAATGTTAGTAGAATCATTATTAGAAGGTGTAGCAGAAGGAAGAAAAGATAGCATGAGAGTTATCTTGGAGAACCAAGCTAAATACGCTGAATCTTTAAATGAGGCTACATTTTCAGGAGCAATCAAATCTGTTCCAAAATTAATTATGCCTTTGGCAAGAAGAGTAATGACAAATGTTGTTGCTGATCAATTAGTAGGTGTTCAACCATTAAAAGAGAGAACAGGTATTTGTATGTCTCTTAAATATGTTTATGCATCTGATTCAGCAATAGATTTAGGATCTGCAGATTTAGCTAACGCTGAAAAAAACAGATATAATGCATTAGTATCAAATGATCCAGATGCACCACAAGCATCTATTGGTGGTACTAATAATACCATTGTAACATATCCTGCTGGCGCTGAAGTGTCTTATGTATCTGGTGTAAACCAATATGCTAAGAAAGTTTCAACTGAAGATGGTGAACAAATGAGTTTAAATCCAATTGGTAATACAAAAGATTTTAATCCATTTAAAGAAACAACTTTAAAATTTACTCAAACTACTGTTACTGCAAAAACTAGAAAATTAGCTGCTCAATGGTCTTTAGAAGCTGCACAAGATGCTCAAGCTTCATTAGGAATTAATATTGAAAAAGAAATGATTACTGCTTTAGCACAAACTATTGCAAATGACATTGATAGAGAAATATTAACATCAATTGAAGCTAAAGTTGGATACACTGCAAACTATGATTATGCAAATGTTTCTGGTACTAACTCAATGGCTGAGAAATATCAAGCAATGTACACTAAAGTTTTAGAGGTTTCTAACCAAATCGCTGTAAGAAATAGAAGAGGTGCTGCTAACTGGATGATCGTTAATCCTAATGTTTTAACAATCTTACAAACATTAAAATCTTTTAATTTTGCACCAACAACAAGTACATATGTTGACCCAACAAATATTGGTTTAGCTGGAACAATTGAAGGAAGATTTAAAGTATTTACTGATATTATCAGATCATCTGATGATATTTTAATGGGTTATAAAGGAAATTCTGAAACTGATGCAGGTATTATTTATATGCCTTATATTCCACTAGAAGTTTCTCCAACTATTTTAGATGGTAATTCATTTATGCCAAGAGTAATGTTGAGTACAAGATATGGTATCGCTGATAACATGTTAGGTGCTGATGCATACTATGGAAAAGTAAACGTTTCTTTATAAGATCCTGCTGAAAAACCCTTCCCTCAGGGTGGGGATGCAGCGACAAAAATAGTTTATTTAATATATTATACATAACTTTATCTTAAAATTACTAAAATTAATGTAAAATATGTATGTAAACTAAAGGGATAATTTGAAATTTAAATTATCTTTCAATACCATTAAATGGTATGCTGTTGGTCTCTGGTACAGAAGACCTTGATTTCCAATCGGACATCTAAATCTTTGTTAGTCCAAGCTTACGTTTGGCATTAGAAACACCGACCTTTAGGACGGTGCAGTTCACAAGAAACTTAACTTTAATTTGTTAATAAAAGATAGATGATTAATTCATCTAGCTTTTTTAATGTTCAAAAAAAATGTAAAATTATGATATGAATATACCTGATTATCTTATATCAAAATCAAAATTGATAAACCCTTCTCCAAATAGATTTATATTTTCTGCTAAACAATTTTTAATTAACTACTCTATAGAAAATAATTTTGAAACAACTGATTTAAAAATTATATTTTATATGTATATTAATAATGTAAAATCTGTTCCAAAATGCACATTTAATGGTTGTAACAACACTGTTAGATTTATTTCATTTAGTCAAGGTTTTTCAAGAGGATGTACTCACATACACGCAAAGAAGATTGCTACTATAGAAAAATTTGGGGTTGATACTCCATTTAAATCGGAAAAAATACAACAAAAAGTTAAAAAAACATTTCTTGAAAAATATGGTAATGAAAAACCATGTTTAACAAATAACTTTAAAAAAGTTATGGTCGAAAAATATGGTACAGAATTAGCCATGAAATCAAATATTGTAAAACAAAAACAACAAACAACATTATGTAAAAAATATGGTGGTATTGGTTCTGGAAGCTCAATAATATCTAAAAAAGTTCAAGAAAAAAGATTAGTAACCTTCTTTAAAAAAATTGATTCTTTAAATTATCCAGCTATAAGATTGTTTGATATTTCGGAATTTAATGGTGTTAAAGGGTATGACAAAAAATATAATTGGATGTGTAAACAATGTAACACCATATTTACTGCACATATAACCGATGGTGCTTTACCATTATGTCATAAATGTTATCCACGAATGAGTTCTGGTATTTCTAGAATGGA